CATTCGCGCGTCTCGTCGCAAAGGACGCGGTCGTCAATCCGACCAATATATCCGCATCCATGATTGTGGAATACGCCTACCTATCCGACCCAGAGGTGAACTGGATGAATTCACACATCCTTGATTACGTCATCACACAGATGCAATACGCGTCGTTCAACTTGGGCCAGTCGACAGTCTTGGATCTCGATTTTATGGGCCCGGTTCGCGAGATTTTCTTCGTCATACAAGACGCGACCGCCACCCCGTACGTCTACACCTCGGACCCGGGCACGGGCATCACAATCACCTTGAACGGTGAAGATCTCGTGGATCAGAGCACGTCTGATTCACATTTTCTAAACATAATAAACCCCCTCGAAAAACATACACGCCAGCCAGATCGCACCATATACGGGTACTCCTTCGCACGCAGACCACAGGACCCCAGACCGTCCGGATCACTCAACATGAGTCGAATTAAACAAAAGAAATTTCAAATTTTTCTTCCAAATACACAGGGTCTGGCAACAAAGGAAATCAGGCTCATCGCCGTATCTTACAATGTCCTGCGCGTGTCAAATGGGCTCGCGGGGCTCATGTACGACTAAACTTCTCAACTAGTACTAGATATGGCTGGACGCCAGGTGCTTGCACAACTCGGAACCGCCGACGTCATACTTTCAGGGCAGCCCGACATCACACTCTTCCTAGAACAATACAAACCACAAGGATTGTTCGCATCACGTGTTATCAACGTTCAGTTTGAAAACGAGCCGGCGTTCGGAACCGATTCGACCGTTGATGTTCCTTTGAGCGGGGATCTGATAACCTCCATGTACGTCCGCATGGACCTCACATTCCCCTACGGAACCGCATTCTACGACGCCGCGGGCACCCTCATGATCGAACGGGTCGAACTCTACTCCGGGAATCAGCTCATTGAAAGAATGTGGGGCGAATTTATCACGCTTCTGAACGAGGTGGAGGTGCCGTACGGACAGCAGCCGGGGCTGACCGAGATTATCGGCGGCTCACTGATTGGCGGGGGGAACGCCCCTCTTGCACGGTACACGATCCCCATAAAGTTCAAGTGCTTGCAGGCGGGTCTGCCCGTCACCCCCAACATGCGAGTCAGAATTATTCTAAACGATATTTCAAATTTTTGCACCGATCCAGCCACACCGATCAAAATGTCTTTTAATTTTTTTTCAGAATATATTTTTTTGAGTGAGAACGAGCGGGAGTACATACAGCGAAGGGGGCCGGTCATCCATTTAAGTGAGAACGTCCAGAGAGCCATGTACGTCGCACCCGCCGGTACGTCAAACATTCGGTGCATGACCAACTTTCTGCACCCAGTCAAAGAACTATTCTTTACCGTGCAAAATCAAGGAGCCAAGGGGTTCGACTACCTCCTCGACTCGTCCAACATCGCCGGTCCATCATATTCTCTAAATTTTTCAAATATAAATCAACTCAATGCAATGGCCATGTATTTCAACGAGGCGGAGAGAATCGACCCCCTCATAGGAACCAACTTACTTCTCGGAACTTCACAATTTCTAGAATATCACACCCGCGTGCCAACCAAACCGTTCTACATGTACTCGTTCTCACTCGACCCGGAATCCCCAAAACCCTCAGGCGCTGTTAATTTTGGAAGAATTAAAAATCAATATTTTGATTTCTATCTGGCACCGCACCACCCAGGACTCAGGCAGGGGCGGGTCGTGACGATATGGGCGAGATACTACCAATTCCTCGAAGTTGATGGATTTAAAAAAATTAAAGTTATGTTTGACAACATGGATGAATCCGGACAAAGTTCTTTTATAGTTTAAAAGAATGGACCTGTTCCTCCCAGTCATAGAATCGTCGATCGTCATAGCGAGCCACTACGCCCACGCGTGCGGACGGGACACGGTGCTCGCCGAGGACGCGTGTTACGGCCTCATGTTCGCAGCACGCCACGTCACGGGTAAACAAATTGGATCATTTTTTCCAGAAATTTATGAAGAGGAATCCGAAGAGGAATCCGAAGAGGACGACGGCCAGGAGGACCCCCCGTGGTCGCGGTACGAAGGGACCGACGAGAAGCTCCTGCTCGTCAACCAGTGCGCGGACGAATGGGACGCGTGGGAGCCCGAGACGCCCGCGGAAATCGCGCTCAAGAATGCCGTTGAAAAAGCAAAGGAATCGTATGGAGGGTCCTGAACCCTGGGACCCCCACGAGAGCGCCCCGTGGGTGGACATCAGGGTCCCGGTTCCTTTTTCAAAAACAGAATTTAAAATTTTTAAAATTTCAGACTCGGATACAGAAGGTGATGCACCAATGTTCGACCGCGTGCAGTGGTCAGCCATCCCAGACGAAAGTGACTTTGAAGATGAGTAATGAAATTTTCTTTTGTAAAATTAATATGAACACACTAGCCTTCACCCCAGGACTTGTGATCAACGCAATTGCCCTTTGGTGGCTCGTCAGCCTTGATCGCAAGGGGTGCTCGTGTGGCGCGGATTGGCGCCGCCAGTACCTCAAGTATTGGTACGGCTTTGCACTCGTGGCACCACTCCTGCTCTTTATGATTGGCGATGGCAAGTACCTCGTGCCGTTTACGGGTCTCGTGGGCGTCGCCGGCCTGCTCGCGTTCTTCGCGCTCGCCAGTTTCCTGTGGGACATCGAGCGCCGCCCATGCCCGTGTGCCCAGGACTGGCGCGAAAAGCTCCTCCTCCTCACGACCATTCTCGGGGTGGTCGGCCTGTTCGTCGGAGTTGCGGCCGCTCTGATGGCAAGACGCCAGTAAAAAATTTCCTGTGCTCTTAGTAAAATGGCCAGCACCCTTGTTTCCGCAGCAGTCGAGGTCGAGTCCTTCGCGCTGAACGCGATCGTCGGTTCCCTGGCGTTCACCGCCTCCCTGTCGTGGCTGGACTTTGTCCGCAGCATCGTGGCTGGCCTGATCAACGTGCCCCGCAACACCAACTCCTTCTTCCTGATCACGGCGCTGCTCACGACCCTGCTGTCCGTCGTGGCATACATGCTCATCAAGTTTGCCGCACGCAATGTGGTCATCCAGAAGCCCGGTCAGGTCTATGCCGTGACCCGCTAGGCGTACAAATCAGGCACGGGGTTCGGTCTCAAGAACGTCTTGTAGCCCCAATAACCCATTGCAATTAAAACCAAAATAATGAGTATCGTCCACCGGCCGAAAGGAGTCTTTTTCGGCGGTGGTGGCGGTGGTGGCGGCTTGGCCTGCTCGTCAAGCATACGCTTGATTTCCAGGTCCGAGAGTCTTCTCGCCATGTCCTTCAGGTCCTCTTGCTCCTCTTCAGATTCGCGGTCCCGAATGTGAAGACGCAGCACAAACGCATTAGTTTCCCACCCCCTAAAGTTCACGGGCGCGCCGGCCTTGTCGACCCACCGGACCGTCAGCCTCTGCAGGCTTCCGATGGGCTCGGGGTACTGGACGCTCACGGAATAATCTTTGTTTTCATGAAAATTTTTAATACATCCAGAGCCGACGTCCATCATGACGGGCGCGAAGTTGCGGTTCGCGTTCGAGCCACTCACCGTGCCACTCACCGTCAGCGCCCCAGCATCCACGTGACTCGGCGTCCTGAGCTCGTCAATGTCCAGGAACACGTATTCGTTCAGGCTCATGTTCACAAGGGTACTGGACCGTATGATGTACTTGGCGGCGTAGGCCGGGTCCGTGGGGCCCGCGAGGGCGGACGTGTACGTAGTGCCGCTCGTGAGGCCAAGCATCGTAGCAAGTTCCTGGGAATGTATGAACACAGTAAAGGAGGCTGCTGATGAAAACAGGAAATGACCCTCGTCTGGGAGATAGTCAAGTACGATAGTACTTGCCGCCGTCAGGGCTGCTGCGAGTCCGTAGACACTGTAAAACCCTGGGTTTATGGAGACGTTTGAAGAGCTGACTGCTAGGACGTTTGATCCATTTGTACAGTTGTACATTGTATTAGGTACACGGGCACTGACCAGGTCGACACGTTCGATGTCCTTTATCGGCGTGGTCAGGTGGAGGACGTAGTTATTTCCAGATGGAAATAACCGGACGTCACGGTTCTTGGAGTCGGCGAAGAGCAGACGGGTGCTCATTCCTATGTTAAGTTTGGAATTTAACCCCGTGCCTCGAGCGCTGCGAGGCGGGACTCCATAGAGGCGAGCGACTGCTTGAGTGTGGTGTTCTCGGCCGAGAGTTCCTTTACAGACTTGATCAGAATTGGAATGAACTGTATGTAATTAAGGTAAAGGACTTGCGGCTTATCAGGTTCATTCACGGTAGAATCTACGTACCCTGCAAAATCTTTTGAATCTATACCGAATTTGTCTAGAACATCCTTAACGTCTTGAGCAATCAGACCATATTGAAGTCTGGTCCCGGCCGGCTTCGTGACGGTTCGCGGCTCATCAGTCACGGGGTTGACAACCGTTTGGGTATATTCTTTCCATGTAAATGTTTTAGGATTCAGCGCGTTAACAAAATCTATTCCAAGTGGAGCATCACTGATATTTTCTTTCAAATTTCGATCAGATGTGTTGAGAGCATTGACGGCGTATATTGTAGACCAACGGTTACCCGCGCCCCCGAGTTCACACGTGCTTCCCGATAGGGGGAAGAATGCTGTACCAGCGGCGTTCAATACAATATTACCCCCTGCTCCGTTATTCGAAACTATATATGTATTGTGATTTGTTTTCGTTCCGGCGAATCCAATAGTAGTACTCGTTCCCAATATCTGAGTCACGGTTGACTGAAGATTAGTAGCAGCAATCATATTTCCTATTCCAATCACTTCGAGCTTGTAGGCAGGTGCATTCGTCCCAATTCCTACGTTGCCGTCGGTGTGAACTCTCATCTTTTCAGATCCACTAATTCGGAATGCAAGTGGCACGACGGCCGAAACACCCGAGGTTGCTGTATCCAAATATGAAGTTTTATTGAATGTGGTGCCATCTAGACCCATTTGAAGTATCTGGTTGGACCCACTGTTCCGTCCAGAAGAATCTATCTTTAGTAAAGGGTTTCCAGTTGCGGAGGCGGTACTATCATTAAACCTGAATGAAAAAGTGTTAGAATACAATGTAGTCGCAGCCGGGGTTGTGTAGATGTCGCTCCTGGTCGTGAGAATTCCGTTGACGTCCAGGGTTGTGCCGGGATTATTCGTCCCGATGCCGACGTTGCCGTCGGTCCTTATACGCATGCGCTCTGTAGGCACGGCGTTATTTGTTGCACTTGTATAAAACTCAATCTGAGATCCACCCTGGTAAGAATTGAGGTTAATTCCAACCGCTCCGTAATTAGCCTGACCGGTACCTGCAATGGGATCCCATCCGTTTGCTATGCGAAAATTACAAGGGAAGGGGTTAGAGCCCACGTATTGTGGCTGAAGTCTCCATGTGGTGTTTCCAGCATTACCGTTAATGTTCGAGCTTGCGTATATGTCGCCGCCCTGAACATGAAGGAGGCTCGATGGATTCGTCGTCCCGATGCCGACGTTGCCGATTCCAGAAATTCGCATCTTTTCTGTGAGTGTTCCGGCGCCTCCATTAGCACGATCCGTTACATAGCGCGTCTGAAAAGCCAGGTATGAATCACCGAAGTTGGCGTTCTGTTCTTTACGCCCGTCGATCTTACACATTTCGACGACACCCGAAGTCCCGTCGCCTTGCCACCGGCTCGAATAGACTATGCTCGAACCAATATTGAGACCTGTATTAAATCCAAACACGAAAGGATTTGTCAGACCCAAGAAACTCGTGCTCGTTGTTGCGGTAGAATTAGAGACTTCAAGAATGTACCCAGGATTCGTCGTCCCGATGCCGACGTTTCCCAACCGGTCGATTCTCATACGTTCAATATTTTGATTCACAAAATCCAATGACGTATAAAATCGCAAATCGGTATTATTATTAATACCCCCCACATTTACACACGATGCAATAGACGCGTCCGAACCCCCGTTTGCAAAGTTTAGGCGTCCAATCTGTGCATTAAACAGTGTTTGGGAGGCCGTATTTGAAAGATTGATTGTCGTGCCAGTGCTTATCACATGAAGTGGTACGGTAGGATTCGTCGTCCCGACCCCCACATTCCCGTTCGCCCCCACGAACAGCGCCGTGGTCCCTGAAGCGTTGCTCGCGCTGAACACGTTCCCGGCCCCGAACTGCCTCACGGTCAGTGCGTTCGCTGAAGCTGCATTGCCCGTCACGAGGACCTGGCTGGAGTTTATCAGGATCGGAACGGCCGTCCCTGAGTTTTGATTAAAGCTCATTCTACTCTTTAGGGAGATTTGTTTGCGTGACTTATTCCGATGGCGCCACGGGCCACACGATCGCGAACGGGTCGGTCTGCGTCGTCACATCTCGCAGGGCCTGACGGTACGCGGCCCACTCGGACTTGTTTGGAACCTCGTAATCCGTGACGCTGCACGTCCAGTCGGATTCGTAGAGCTTCTGGCGCTGCTGGGCGCGCACGGAGGTCCATTGGGCGTCGAGCTTTGCTTGGACTTTTGCGGGGTCGGTGACGAGGGTGATGGTGCCGTCTTCTGAGCGAACGGCCATGAGCGTGGTGACCGTCAGACCCTCAGGGACCTGAAGACACTCGTAGCGTGCGTCCTCGACGTAATCGGCCCGGGAACCGATTATAACCAGTGAAGCCATATCCATGTAGATAAAAGCATCACCGTCCATTACAATCGTAACATATTAAAGTTCGGCGCTAAATTCTATGAACTTTCCAGTAGGGACTTCGACTAAATATCCACCATTAAGCGTCACTGCCGTCGGCCATACTATAAATATTTCACCGCCCGTTGTCGATGTATATGTTGTGGAATTGCGTATGCTGGTGGCGATTTGCGACGTCCCTGAATAATAGACTGAAACATCCGAATTCGACAATGTAATCGTCGTACCAGCTGCGGGTGGTGGCGTGGCTGTGTTACAGCCCAGTGCCGCCCCGGCCGCGCGCATGGGCACAGGGAACGTAATAGGGCAATAACCCGATAATGTTGTGTAAGCTCCAACAGTTCCGATTGGTGAACCACCGTTCAATCTCCAATAGTACCTCTGACACAGAGCCAG